GCTTACATCAGGACGCTCTGTTCTATCGAGGTGAGACTCTCAGGGCAACGATTCAGGTCGTGCTTGAGCCACTGAAGACAAGAGTGATCAGTAAGGGGCAGGCAGTGCCATACTACCTGAGCAAACCGCTCCAGCAACGGCTGCATGCCGTGCTGAGGGAATTTCCGGAGTTTCGTCTCATCGGTGCGCCGTTACAAGCGACTGATCTGATGGATCTGGAGGATAACCGGGTTGTAGGGGGCACTGGCCGCTATGAGTGGTTTTCCATTGACTACAGTGCAGCAACGGATGGGCTTTCGGCCAGTCTGTCGGCTGCCATCATGGAGCGATTGCTGCGCGCCCAGCGCAGTGATCTCAGGGAGATCTGGATGAAGGTATTGGCACCCCATTGGTGTAAGTATCCGGCTGGATTCCCTGTTCCACCTGTTCAACAGCGCAATGGGCAACTGATGGGTTCCATCTTGTCCTTCCCGATCCTTTGCATAGCGAATCTAGGTCTTTACCTTTATTCGATCCGTGACGACCCGCGTCCGATCGGTGCTAAATGCAAGGGTGTGCTGGTGAATGGTGATGACATGCTGTATGTCGCGCGACGATCCCGTTGGAGCACCCATGTGCGCAACGGTGAGCAAGTTGGACTCCGGATGAGTCCTGGGAAAGCCTATCACGACCCAGTGTACGCGAATGCCAATTCGGCGTGCTACCACTTCCGACTTCGGTCGCCGGTGGAAGAGTGGGCTGATGGCACCCAGGTATATCGTCTCGACGACCATAGTCGGACTCCAAAAGCAATACCGTTCCTGAATTCTGGCTTGTACTTCGGTCAGAACAAGGTCATGGAGAAAGTGTCGGATGGTACCACCATCTACGACGAGGAGGAGGATCCCCATAAGCAGTCCAAAGTTTCGGTCATCCCGGAGCTGCTGCGAGGGGTCCGTCCTGGCGTCCCCGCACGAAAGCGAGAAATCTATGCCGGCTACCTGAAGCGGCATAAGAACGACTTGGCGAAAGAGTGTGGGGATCGCAACTTCTTCATTGCCCGTGGATTGGGCGGTATGGGTTTGACCTCAGACCCTGATCTCAGAACTCATGTCACCATGGCGCAGAGGCAACAGGCCTTTCGCATGTACAAGGCACAACCGAATGGACACATCGGCTTTGGTCCGCTTCTCGGAAGGGAGGTGGTTGAGGCTCCTGTGCCGTTCGTTGCACCCTGGCTCGTACCGGACACCGATCCGAGGGAGCCGCCTAAGTACAAATGGCGACCTGGGGCACCGGCCCTTTCTGAGTGGCTTTGCTTGCAACCATTCCGCGTCTGTGACAAACGACGCCAGCGCCCTGCAGGGTACACCAAGACCGTGGAAGTCACCAGCGAATGGGACTCCCTCGATCCGGATGCTCTCACGATGGAGGTACGCCCTCGTGAGTGCCTGGAGGTTCGACCTCTCGAGAGAGAGCGCCGGACGGACTTGGAACGTGCGAAGCAGGTCGCGTGGCTCGACACAGTTGAATGGGACGATCGCGAACACCAAGGATTTGAATGCGAACGCTATC